GAACCAGCGCCTCATACGCACAGATCTTGCCGGTCAGGATGTCGATGATTGGCTGAAACGCCATCGTGAAGCCGAAGGGCACCCCGCCTCCGCTCCGGCAGGCGCCGCAACGCTGCGTACCGCCTGCAGCGTTCTGCGCATTCCGCCCGACGGCGACGAGGGGGACACGGTCCATGAAGCTCATCGTCAATTCCAGGCGCACGTCGGCGAAATACGGTCATGAGAAACGGCGCGACCACGTCCCGCACTCTGTGAATGCAACTCATGTATATTGCATGGATTAATAAACCGTCTTGGCGATGGCCCAGGCTTGTGCGCCCGCGCTGCAGTCCCGGATCAGTTGACGGGGGGCTTGCGACGATAGCTCAGCGCCTCGGCGATATGGATCCGTGTCACCTCGGGCGCGGCGGCGAGATCGGCGATCGTCCGGCCGACGCGGAGAATCCGCGTATAGCCGCGCGCGGTCAGCCGCATCGCCTCGGCCGCCTGCGCGAGCAGCTTGCGACCTGCAGCATCGGGCGTCGCAACGGCATCGAGGACGGGGCCATCCGCCTCGGCATTGGTCCGCACGGGATGATCCCGATAGCGCTCGACCTGAACCGCGCGCGCCGCGGCGACACGCGCTCCGACCACTGCCGACCCTTCCCCCGCGGGCAGCATCACCAAGTCCGCCGCCGTCACCGCCCTCACCTCGACGTGCAGGTCGATCCGGTCGAGCAGCGGCCCCGACACCTTGGCCTGATAATCCGCAGCGCAACGCGGCGCGCGTGCGCAGGCGAGGCTCGCATCCCCCAGATGTCCGCATCGGCACGGGTTCATCGCGGCGATCAGCTGGACGCATCCCGCAAGGCACGTAAACAAAAAGACAACACCCACTTAGCTATGGTGCGCCTATGTCTCAGAACGCCATTATCTACGCCCGCTTCTCAAGCGCCGAGCAAAGCAAGGGCTACTCGCTAGAACGGCAACACACGCACGGTCGCCAGTTCGCGACGGACAAGGGTTGGTCGGTCGAGAAGACGATTACCGATGAGGGCCGCAGTGCTTTCCACGGCGCGAACCGACTGGAGGGGTCCGCCCTGCACGAATTCGAGTTGGAAGCCCGTAACGGCCTGCACCGAGGCAAAGTGCTGGTCGTCGAGAACATCGACCGCCTGAGCCGCCAAGGTGCCAAAGCCGCTGCTCAGTTGATTTGGGGGCTGAATGAATACGGTGTCGATGTAGCAACCTACCATGACGGCACGACCTACCAGGCCGACGACAATGGCGACCTACTCGACGTATTCAAACTAATAATTGGTGCGCAGCAGAGCCACCAGGAAAGCGCCAACAAAAGCAAGCGCACCCGTGACACATGGAAGAAGCGGTTCAAGCAGATCGCGGACGGCACCCACAAGGGACCGATGCCCAACACACCCAACTGGATCGACCACACAGAGGACGGCTTCGTTCTCAACCCCGACCGCACCGCGGTGCTTAACCAGATTTTCGATCTCTACATCGACGGTATGGGCATCCACCGCATCGTGACGTTCCTGCACGAACGCAACGTGCCAAGTTGGACGCCAGCGGAGCAGGAGCGCGGAAACAACGGCTGGTTTTACAGCAACATCTACCGGCTCCTGACCAAGCGCGCAGTGCTGGGTGAATACGTGACCAGCGACGGCACCACGCTCTCCACGGATTATTACCCACAGGCCGTGACCGCCGAAAAATGGAACCGGGCACAAGCGGCGCTGTCGATGAGGAAGGGCAACCAGACCAACGTTAAGGTGTTCGGCAACCGCAACTTGCTCAGTCAGATGATCGTCTGCGAAAAGTGTGGCGGCGGCGCTCACTTCGGCCACACCACGGATGCCGTGCAGAAATACACAAAGGTCAGCGGCGAAGTCGTCAACTACCGGCGCAAGACTTACCGCAAGCTGCGCTGCGATCGTGCACGCCGCAAGCATAACTGCGATAACGCCACAATTATAAATTACGATGTTGTTGAGGCGACCATCCTGCAGGAGATGCTCCCGCAACTCGTGCGGAAGCCTGACGCAAACGCACAGGCGGCCAAGCTGCGCGAACAGATCGCAGAAATGGCCCGTGTGCAGGAAGCTGAACAGAGCAAACTCAACAACCTCATTGACGCCCTTGCTGATGGCGGGTCCAAAGCGATCATCCAGCGCGTGGCAGCCGTTGAGGCCGAAGTTGAACGCCTGTCACTTGATATTGCAGAGGCTCAAAAGGCCCTCGCGATCGAAACCGCCAAACCGGCCGGTGACGAGGACGTTACTCTTGTCGAGAGACTGAGGACCGAATTGACCAGCGAAGATGACGAGGTTCGCATTTATGCACGAGGGCGGGTCAACATGAGCCTGCGTCGGCTGATACAGCGCATCGTCATTACAGAAGTCGGCACCTTCCGCGTGGAGCCGGACGCATACTCAGCTTGGACGTTCGACGCGGAGGGCACCCTTCTTGAGGGCGGCTGGACTCTAAGCCCGGATGAAATGACGGCCTATGATGCCCTGCTAGGGTCAGACGAAAAAGGGAGCAACTAGGTTGCTCCCCTCACCTCTTGACCCTGTGCGGGCGTCTCTGGCTTAGCAGCGGGGCAGCTTATGCACCTCGCTACCGATGTGTATTGCGAAGTGGTTGCGCTTACGCTCGACATAGTAGCGCGCACCTTCAAACGTGACCGCAAACGCATCATCCTCGAACTCGGCGCTGTAGTCGAAAGTGTTGATCGCGTAGTTTGCGAAAGAGTTAAGTTGAGTCTGCATGTCAGCTACTCCGTGTTGCCGACACTCTATCAATAGCCAGATATGAAATAGGGCAACCGCTTTCTGGCGCTCATCACCAGAAATCTGACTACCTCTTTGGACCACTCTGGACTTGCTCTCTCCACCAGTTGACGCTTGATGTTCTGGTGGCAACAAGGAGTAAGCCACATGGATGACAAGCAATACAGCGCGGCAAGTCTGGAGACTGCCGCGTGCCTATGGGAAGCCGTGCTAGAGCTTCTGCACGGTGGGCGGGGTCACAAGGGACTGCGGCATCAGGTCGAAGCTACACGGGAGCGTATGGGGACAAGCGGGCTGCGCTTGGCCGTGCTGCGCTGGGTCGATTTGGTCGATGCCGAATGGGCAAAGGTCAAGGACACCTACGACCAGCCGTTCGATTGGGAGTTCGTGCCGGACTGGATCGAGCAGCATATCGATTGGACAACCGATCATCCCACCTACAAGCTGGGAAGCCGCGCATGATGGGCTGGCGCGAAATGCTGACGCCCGAGGTGGTAGCGCAGCTGGAGGGAAACCACCGCGAACAGGAGCCGGTCAAAGGCAGCAACGCGGAACGCGACTTCCCACCAGTGTGTAAGCTGTTCCTGCCTTGGACCTCAGGAACGTGGTTGCTGACCGAAATGGACCCTGACGGCCTAGCCTTTGGTCTTGCTGACCTGGGCTATCCAGAGGTGGGCTACATCAGCATGGATGAGATATGGGAGGTGGTCGGTCCGGGGGGCTTGCGTGTGGAGCGAGACATTCACTTCCGCGCCACCAAGCCTCTCAGCGAGTATGCGACCGAAGCCCGTCGGCAGGGCTACATTCGCGCATAAGTGCGGACGCCTATTGGCGCGAGAGGGGCCAGTCGGGAAACCGGCTGGCCCTTTGCATCGAACAGCCCAAAGGCTGAGGCCCAGGTGCTTTAGCCTGCAACTGCCGTGAGATAATCTCGCGCCTCTTCATACGAGACGCCGTATTGCCGCATGGTTTGCTGAACCTTGCTCGGCACCAGCCCCTCGTCCCGCGCCCGCTTTGCAACAGCCTCGGCACCTTCGGCGGTCAGCGGTGACCGGATGGGCGTCCGTTCGGCCTGAGCGCGCGTCCAGCCCAGCTGCTCCATACGCGAGATAACGGTTTCGCGAGGGATACGGCTTCCATCGTCAGCCTCAAGCCATTCCGGTATATCGTCCATTGGTCCCTCCAAATTGCCAGGAGGGTAGCTAGATCCGGGTCCTTACCAAGCGATCAACAGCTGACGAAAAAGCCCCCGGACCAGCCGAGGGCTCAGCGTATCAAGAGGGGTGATTTACGCCGCTTGCGACCCGACCCTTTTTGTCGCCCTGGTCTGGCGCAGCTTGCTTGTGCGAGCCTCCTTCTTTTCCGACAGCGCAGTCAATTGGGCGTCATATTCGCCGGCCTTTATGCGGTCGGCATAATAGTCGAGTGCATCGCTGAAATTGGATGCCGGTATGGTCATTTCGCGCACCTCGACATCGGTATCCTCGACCTTTGTTCGCTCCAGCACCAGCGGCGTATTGCTAACCCGGATCGTGAAAGCCAACCGACCGCCATCTACGGCCTTGAAGTTGACCTTACCCTCTGCGCCTTCGCCTGCCGCATACTGCTCCTTCATCTTTGAGATGTTTGCCAGCGCTACGTCCTTGGCCGAGCGCGCTGCGCTACCCTTGTCCGCAGCGAGCGCCGGAACAAGCATCTTTGGGTCGAAACGTGCCATTACTTAAGTCCTCGATCTTGCAAGCCTCATTGCCTACTCCGATCGTATGCTGTCAGTTCAGGTTGAAATCATTCTATCTTTGGCTCTTGATTTCAGTCTTTTCTGACACATCACTATTTGACACGCCCCTACGGCCAACCCCCCAAGGCTTACTAAGTAGGCGATGCCAAAACGAACACCCCGCCACAGTTTTGCCCGGCCCGCACCGTCCACGATCGTCAAGCTGACCGGCGGATACGACCATAACTGGCGTAAGCAGCGTAACCGACGACTAGATGCCGAACCGCTGTGCCGACATTGTGCGGGGCGTGGTTTCATCACGCCAGCCGTTGAAGTCGATCACATAAAGCCAAAGGCGCTGGGTGGCGACGATGCCTGGGATAACACCCAAAGTCTTTGCAAGCCGTGCCACCAGGATAAGACACGTCAGGACATTCGCCGGATCAATCGAGGATATTGATTTAAGCAAACTATATCAGCCGACCATTCGACCGGCTTACGTTCGACCCGATCTGTAATTGCTCAGCGGATGCAACAATCGATTGCTGTCGGGGTTGTCGTCGCGAAACTTCAAGCCTACTTGGCGCAAATAGAATGGAGCCTATAATGTCCGCAGATACCATCGAGCTGAACCCGATCGAACTCGCAACCGAGTTGACAATCGCATGGTTAAGCAATCCTAATACCCGCACGTCGGCCGATGAAGTGCCCGCGTTTCTCGGCAAGATGCACAACTCCATTATAGCGCTTGCTGGCACCCCCGGCACATCGGGCACTGATGCCGACGAGCCAACCGAACATGTTCCTGCCGTAACGGCTAGAAAGTCCCTTTCGGATCCCGACCACATCATCAGCATGATCGACGGAAAGAAGTATAAGACTTTGCGTCGCCATCTTTCGACCCATGGCATGACGCCAGAGGAATATCGGGCGCGCTATGGCCTGAAGGCCGACTACCCCATGGTGTCTGCAAATTATTCTGAGAGCCGCCGAGCAATGGCGGTAAAGATTGGGCTGGGCCGCAAGTCTGGCGAGACTGCCCCGAGCAAGGCAAGCGCCGACAAGCCTGCTCCGCGGAAGCGTAAGAACGACGCTGACGGCGAGTAAGACGCTGGGGCTGGCTTCTAGATTAGGAAGCCAGCCTCGATCCTGACCGCTCACCGCCCCAGCTGGCCCACGTGCCGAAGCCGAGAGGGGCACATCAATTCTGAGGATGGTGCGCCTTAAGCAACAACCACCCCCTCAAAAAGACGCCTGGGTGAATTAAAATACCTGCGTTCAGACCAGCTTGAAGATGATGTTAGTCGCCAGGTCGTGAATGACCTCGTCGGCCTGCAACTGACTAATTTCATGTGTGCCTGGGTGGGCGGCGAGATTCCGCTTCCCCAGCTTTTCCTTCAAGATCGTATGTGTCGTTTTGTCGATGGTCTTCGTAGTCAACAGCACCTCAAGTAGCTCATTTTCCTTGAGCCAACCGAATTCGTCCGCCGACTTGATGACCACTATTTTCTCTTTCTTCTGCGTGGCCAACTTGTCATTGAGGATCGCAAGCCGATCAGCATCTGCTAGTAGCCAGTCTCGCAGATGGCTGTAGGCCAAGTTCCACATCATCACGATAGCCGCGCGATAGGCCTTGACCCTGTAGCAGGCGATAGTCTCGTCAAAGAAGGTGCGTTCTGCCGCATCTGAGAAACGTGCGCTCAGATCGGCAATAGCCCGCTTGACCACAACCGGAGCATTGTCGTTTCCATACTTCTTGTCGAGCGCGAGCCTCATCGGTCCGCTGAGCGTGTAGGCATCACCCTGGCAGAGAAGCTGCCGAGGCTTCTTAGCCATGATACGAGGCAGATAGACACTCAGATCGGGTGGCTCTACGCCCACGGCGCGAAAGCAGGAACGCAGATAATTGGCGCCGAATGACTGTCGCTTTTCGACAGCTTCGGAAACCCACGCTAGCGCCAAAACCTGATCCGGACCCTTCATACTGTAGAAGGAAGGATTGTTCGCGACGAATTCCTTAACGCTGCTGCTCAATGGTTAATCTTTCTCAAGCTCATCCGCCCGACCAGAGCCGATGTGATTTATTGTATACAAGCCACGACCACCAGTGTTCATCAGGCCATCTTTTTTAAGGCTTCGAAGTGGCCAAGCAAAGTCGGCAATTCCGGAGGGCCACCGCATCTTTTTGTAGCAAGTGAACACGTGGTTGATGCCGATGGCCGTTTCGTTGCGGTGCTCCTTGAACCACGCGGCCACGATCAGGAAGCGATCCTTTTCGTTGTCCGCGTTGCGCGCATTTGCATATTCCTCAAAGGATAACGGCGCAGTCAAATCTACGTCCAACACCTTGGGGCTGGGATACTTGCGCGGCTTAGCGTCCTTGACGCTCCTCGGCGAAGCCGACACGATCTCGTCTTCGTTATCGGCATCATCATACTCGGCGGGATCAGACGCCTCGCTCTGATCCGAAATGGATGCGACTGGTCGTGCAGCTGGCGCGATTCGCTGTTGAATTACTGCCTGAGACGGCTTCAACGCGCTTTGTATCGCCGCAGCGATTTGCGCGATGTCGCCTTCTGCCCCTTCTGCTTCCAACATAATAAAGCGAACCTTAGTCGATCCGCCCTTGCTGACCGGTTGCTTGGCCATCCCGTTCTATCCTCTTCCCGAACAAACTAGTCCGTGGGTGGTTGCGCGGCAACCGTGTGATTTTGTGCCGAACCGACATGCGCCGCCCACTGCTAAGTAATGGGTGAAACCAGGACCAAAACCTAAACAGCCCCACGAAACTGGCTCGTCCAGCAAACCCGTCATGCCTGACTACCTCACGGCAGCGGCCAAGGACGTGTGGTTCGAGGAAATCGAGTTTGTCGTCGCCAATGGCATCAACGCCAGCCATTCCAGCACATTCGCGACCTACTGCTCTCTCGAAGCGCAATGCAGGGCAATCTTCGCTTCGGGTGATGTGCCGCGCGGCGCTTACCTGAGCGAGAAGCGCAAGCTGGCCGAATTGCTGGGCATCAGCGGGCTTGATGCTCGCACGACAACCGGCACCCCCGCCAATCCTCTATCGGCAGAAGCTAACCCCTACGGCGCTCTGCCCGACGCATAACCGTGCGCCAGGGCAAAGGTAGCTTCGCAGACGTAGCTATCCGCTACGCAGAGCAGGTCATCGCCGGCGATATCGTCGCCTGTTGGCAGATCAAATCGTCCTGCCAACGCTTCCTCGATGATACCAAGGGCGACACCTGGACGCTCAATGCGGCCAAGGTGCAGCGCGTCTGCCAGTTCGCAGAGACATTCCCATACTTGGAAGGCCCGCTTGCCGCCAAACGGCTCAAGCTGCGCTTGGAGCCGTGGCAAATATGGATCCTCGCCTCGCTCTTCGGCATCGTGGACGGCGATGGCTTCCGCAAACACCGCGAAGCCTTCATCGAGATTCCGAGGAAGAACGGCAAGAGCACTTTCGCCGCCGTGATCGCCCTCTATATGTTGGTCGCCGATTACGAGCAGCGCGCTCAGGTCTATATCGGCGCGACCGCCCTCAATCAGGCTGACTTTTGTTTCCAGCCCTGCCGCGAGATGGCCAGTAAGGCACCGGGCTTCGCGACTTTCTGGGCTACGACAATCACGAAGAAGAAGATCGAGACGCGCGACGGCTCCTTCCTCGAACGCATGATCGGCAATCCGCCCGACGGATCGAACCCGCACCTCGCCATTCTGGATGAGGCGCACGAGAACCACAACTTTTCCAGGCAACGCGAGACCATGCGAACCGGCATGGGCGCCCGCACCCAGCCCCTGCTCATCACGATCACCACTGCTGGCTTTAACGAGGCCGGCGACTGTCGCCTCCTGCAATCGCAGTGCGAGCAAATTCTAGCCGGCGAACTCACCGATCCACGCCGCTTCTCAGCCATCTACACCATCGATCCCGAGGACGATTGGCGGGATTTCACCGTTTGGAAGAAGGCTAACCCCAACGTGGGCGTGTCGTTCACAGAGGCTCGCCTTCGCGAACTGCACCAGACGGCATTGGACGTCCCGAGCGAGAAGCCCGGCTTGCTGACCAAACACCTGAACGTATGGCAGTCGAGCAGCACCGCTTGGGTCAACATGAAGGATTGGGATGCCACGAAGGCGCGGGGTCTGCCCTTTGAGGAGGTCAAAGATCGCGGCTACCGGGCATGGATTGGCTGCGACATCAGCCGTGTCTTGGACGTAACGGCCATCGGCCTGTTGGTGGAGGTGCCCCGCGACGGCGAGACGGCGCAGCACTTTTATCCGTTCTTCTTCCTCCCGGAGATGGCCGTTCAACGCCAGCCCAAGAATGCGGCTGCATATCGGGAGTGGGCGGCAAGCGGAGAGCTAACCCTAACGCAGGATGACGAGACGGACTTCGCTGCCGTGGAGGCAAAGCTGCGGGAGTTGAACGGGCAGTTTAATGTCCAGAGCATCGCGTTTGACCAGTGGCAGGCCGCTATGATGGCGCAGCGCCTCGGTGAGACCGGCCTTCCCGTGCGGACCTACCCTCAAAACTTCTCGAACATGCATCCGCCGATGAGCCGTTTCGAGAAGCTGATCGCGCTGGGCCACCTCAAGCATAACGGCAACCGCATGATGCGCTGGATGGCCGGCAACGTGGTGGCCAAACAGCACGGCGAGTTCATCAAACCCGTGAAGCCTGCCCGCCTGGATCACGCGAAAATCGACGGATTCGTGGCCCTAATGATGGCACTCGGCCTCGCCGCCGTGGAGGAGAGGCCCGCCGAGGTGTGGATGATGGTCCTCGATTAACCAGGTGAGCGCCAGATGCTAAGTAATCGATGGGAAAACTCACCGACTTCTTCTTTGGCCCGGAAACCAAATCTGCCCCGATTGTCTCGGTGCCTATCGTGCCTGCAATCGCGACTCCGGAGGAGGTGCGCGCAGACCTTGCCGCCGCTGCTGGCTGGATTTCCGAGACCGTTAATCAAAAGACCGCCCTCCAGGTAAGTGCCGCACTTTGTTGCGCGCGTGTCATTGCCGAGGGCTTGGCGCAGGTTCCATGCCGCTTGATGAAGGAAGACGCAAAGGGATCGCTGGTCGAGGCTCGCGATCATCCACTGTTCTGGCTCCTCAAGCACAAGCCCAACGATTGGCAGACCAGCTTTGAACTGCGCGAGCAGATGGGATTGCACCTAGCGTTCGACCACAACGCTTTTGTTTTCATCAACCGCGTTCGTGGCGAGATCAAAGAGCTCTACGCATTCCAGCCCGGTAATGTCGTGGTCGCGCAGAACGACGACATGGAATTGACCTACAAGGTCAAGGTCGATGGTCGCGAGCAGACCATCCCCGCCGCTGATATGTGGCACGTTCGTGGCCCAAGCTGGAATGGCTTTCGCGGCAACGACGCGATCAAGCTGGCCGCGAAGACGATCGGCTTGGCGCAAGCCACGGAGCGATACGGCACCAAGCTATTCGAGAATGGCGCGCGTCCCGGCGGCATCCTGACAACCAAGGCGGGAGCGCAGCCTTTAAATCCCGAACAGCGTAAAGAGATTATGACTCTGTGGCAGGCGCAGAACCGAGGCGTCGACAATGCCCACAAGACGGTCATGCTTCCGTTCGACCTCGATTTTACGACGGTCAGCGGTTCGGCCAACGAAGCGCAGTGGATCGAGAACCGAAAGTTCCTGATCGAAGAGATTTGCCGCTTCTTCCGTGTCCTGCCCATCATGGTCATGCAGACCGGCGCGACCAGCTATGCAAGTGTTGAGCAGCTATTCCTAGCGCACCTCACCCACACCTTGATGCCCTGGTATGAGCGTTTTGAGCAAAGCGCCGAGAACAGCCTTCTAAGCCGTGAAGAGTTGGAAGCCGGCTACGCGATCAAGTTGAACGCCACCGCACTATTGCGAGGCAGCACCGCCGAGCGCACGGCTTATTACAACACAATGGTCACGCTTGGCATCATGTCGGCAAACGACGTGAGGGCCAAGGAAGACCTTCCGCTTAGCGATAACCCGGAAGCTGACAAGCTACGCGGGGCCGCAAACCTCTTTGGCAATCAGCCAGCAACCGCTCCCCAAGGAGCGACGACCCAAGATATTTCCCAGACAGACGAGGTAGTTAAGTGAGCCGCAACATCGAAAAAATGGCGGTTAACCGCCTCGAATGCAAGTTCGACAGCCCCGGTGACACCGATGGAAAGATGACCTTTTCCGGTTATGGCGCTGTCTTTGGAAACGTGGACAGCTATGGCGACGTTATTGCGCCCGGTGCTTTCGCGAAGAGCCTAGCCAGCCATTACAGTGAGGGCAGTCAGCCCCTCATGTTCCTCAACCACGACGCCTTTGGCTCCCTGCCGATCGGCCGTTGGACGGACATGGCCGAGGATGGCCATGGCTTGAAGGTGCATGGCGAGTTGCTGGACACGCAGATGGGCCGCGACACCTACACGGCGTTGAAGGCCGGCGCGATCAACGGACTGTCGATCGGCTTCCGCCCCGTAGAGTTCACCACGCGCAGCAAGCCCGAAGACCCACGCCGCACCTTGAAAGCGGTCGATCTGGTCGAGGTTAGCGTCGTCACCCTGCCGGCCAATCAGAAGGCTCGAGTCTCTGCCGTGAAGAGCATGGGCGAGGACATGGACGTTCGCCAGCTTGAAGAGCTGCTGCGCGAGTTGGGCCTGAGCAAGAGCGAAAGCATTGCAGTCGCGAGTCAGTTTAAGTCCAACAAGGAACTTGATGAGATTAAGAGCACGCTTGCTGCACTGGACAGCCTAACCGCAAAATTCAAAATCAACTAAAGCCAGTTGGATAAGTAGTTCTGCAAACTACGCACGGAGGGATTCTGGAGTCGAGGTTGCGTAACAACAATCACGATGAAGGAGCCCATAATGGCCGACATCAACGAGTCTATCAACAACCTCGGTAGTGCTTTCGAGGAGTTTAAGAGCACCAACGACGAGCGCATCAAGGCAGAGGTCAAGGGCGCAGTAGACGTTCTGACCAGCGAAAAGCTGGATCGCATCAACAGCGATCTTTCGGCCCTCCAGGCGCAGGTCACTGACGTTGCCAAAAAGTCCAACCGCGTCGGCGGTTCGGATCGCAACGCCGACGTGGAGGCTCACTCCGCAGCGTTCGACAAGTGGGCACGTAAGGGCATCGACGACAACCTAGAGGCGCTGGAGCGCAAGGCTGTCACCCTGAACAACGGCGACGCATCCGGCGGCTTCCTCGTCCCTGAGACTTGGGAAGCAGGCATTCGTGATGACCTCCGCACACTCAGCCCGATCCGTTCGCGCTCGACCGTAATTCAGGTTTCCAGCGACGACTATCGCTACCTGAAGAACCTTCGCGGCCTACAGACCGGCTGGGTTGGTGAGACCGACGCGCGTCCTGAAACCGCAACGCCCACGCTATCCGAGACCAAGGTTCCAATGGGCGAGATTTACGCCAACCCCGCTGCATCGCAGCGTGCGCTAGACGACTCGGCTTTCGACCTGGAGGCATGGCTCAACCAGAACATCAGCGAGGAGTTCGCCATCGAGGAGAACAAGGCTTTCGTGACCGGCAACGGCGTCAACAAGCCACAGGGCATCCTCACCACCGCTGGCCTGCCAACCGTGGCAAGCGGCGCGGCGGCGGCAGTCACCAACCCCGACGTCATCGTGGACATGATCTACAATATGACGGCAGCGTATCGCACTGGCGCAGCTTTCTACAGCAACGGCGCTACGACCGCCGGCCTGCGTAAGCTCAAGGACGGTCAGGGCAACTACATCTGGCAGCCCGGTCTCGTTGCTGGCACCCCAGCGACCCTCGGCGGCTACGAACAGGTTGAGCTTGAGGACATGCCCGCCGTCGCGGCTGGCGCGTTCCCACTGTTCTTCGCCAACCTCAAGCAGGGCTACATGATCGCCGATCGTATCGGCATCCGCACCCTACGTGATCCCTACACCCACAAGCCATTCGTCCACTTCTACGCGACCAAGCGCGTGGGCGGCATGGTGCAGGACCCCAAGGCATTCGTGCTGCTGAAGGTCGCTGCCTCGTAAGGCGAACAACAAACTAGAAAGGAAGAGCGGTCGGAAACGGCCGCTCTTTCCATATCTCGACTATTGATCGGCGAGTGAAAAGATATTGTTGTTCATCAGATCGCGGCACTTTCCGTTTTCGAACATATTTCGAAAGGTTTCTCGACGACCCACTTCAATGCGCTGCTCTCCGGCCCACGTTTGCCCGAACTGCCCAAGGCTATTGACCAGCTTGAGGCGAACCGCCTCTTGATCCTGGGGCGACATTTCAAACGTTGTAGCCATAACCTGCTTCACTTGTGAGCCATGCTCAGGGCTCAACAGCTTCACGTTTTGCGCCAAGAACCCGAAACCCATAAAGACGATCGTGTCCGCCTCTTCGACAAGAGAGCGAATTCTTTTGGTGGTGCCAGCATCCGCTGATTCAGTGTAGGTTTTGATCCCGTCGGCAACTACTGCGAGATTGGTCTCATCGTTCCCACCAAACGGAACAAAGCCGTTTCCCTGCACTAGCTTGCCGACCTGTCCGTAAGCATGAACGATGGTGGCAGATGCAAGTATCTTTGAGGCGTCACCTTCAACTCCAAAGTAGTCTCGGATCATCCTCAGTAGGAACAATTCAAGACAGCGGTCGTAATTGAACACGATAAACGACACGTTCGCAAAGAGATTTGCGATGTCGCCAGCCTGATGGCCAGAGGTTAGAATGCGAGACAGCGGCGGATACCAGCTTTTTGCTAGTTTCGTTGCACCTTGCTCACCTTGCCCCAAGCTGAGGGCGCTCCCATTCTCAGCTTGCAGAATTGCCTGTGCAATGGCCAGCTTTCCAAGAAATACGGTCTCTTCGTCGTCGCGTTGCGATTCCAAATAAGTGTCAATAGAGCGAGCATAAGGCATCGCCTTGCAAATCTGCGCCGCCTTCTCTCGGTATTGCTGCATCTTGTGCGACCAGCTTCCGCCATCTTTCAGCTTTATCCGCTCGATGAGCGGGCGGAGGATTGCATCGTGACTAAAGCCGTGTGGCCCGCTGTTGGCGGCTAAGTGCTGAGCGATCGATAACATCAAGCCGTCGCAGCTTGGCAAGCCAAGCTCGCAGCTTGATCCAGCTCCCACTACAAAGACAGTCCTCTGTCGAAACATCACTTTTGCCCAGCTATAAGGAACGCAACGTCGGTCTAGCAGCCGAGGCCGCTTCATGCCTTCTCACCGGGATCGACCTGCATTGTAAACCGTCCGCGACGGCAACCGACCCAAGCCACCTCTGCTAAGTAGTCGATGGAAACTACCGTTATCACCGCAGAGGAAGTCAAAGAGTGGATCCGCATCGATGATGATGCCGACGACGCGACGATCGACCTCCTCATTCGCGCCGCTCAAGAGGCAGCAAGCCGCTACACCGGCCTCCTCCTAGATCCCCTGACCTGTCCCGCCGGCATCAAGCAGGCAATCGCCGTGTTCGTCGCGGACCTCTACGCCAATCGCGAAGGTCAAACGGTTGGCGACAAGACCTTCATGCGTCTGCTCAACCCCTACCGTGTGGTCAGTCTATGATCCAGGCGGGTTCCCTCAACCGCAGGCTGGCCATCTACGCGCCAGCTGACACGACCTCCGAAACCGGCACCGTCAAGACGGGTTGGCGCAAGCAAGGCGAAGTGTGGGCGTCCTTGGATGGCCTGACCGTAAAAGACTCAAACCGCATGGCAGGCCGCGTGGAAGCCGCCGAAGCCCGCTTCACCATCCGCTATCTCGCCGGGGTCAGCACCCTGAACGAGGTGGTCTGTAATAAGCGCCGTTATTCCGTGGTGGAGGTCGAGGAGATCGGCCTGCGCGAGGGTTTGAAACTGCTCGTCAGGGCCATTTGATGGCTAGCCGTAGCACCTTCCGCATGGACGGCTTCAAAGAGCTTGAGACTGCGCTGAAATCGCTCGGACCTGAGGTTGCGACGAAGGCAGGCGCGCAGGGAACTCGCAAAGCCACCAACGTAATGCGCGACGCCGTGAAGGCGAACGCGCCGCGCGGCGAGCAATTCACGAAACGCACTTGGCGCAACAAGGACGGCTCCCAAGGCTCCGCTGATTACGGCCGCCTCCACGAAAACATCAAAACCCGCAAAGTCCGCGCCCGCAGAAAGCACACCGTCAGTTTCCAGGTTACCACGGGCAGCGCGTTTTGGGGCCGCTTTTCCGAATTTGGCACTGAGCATGAACCCGCCCGCCCATGGTTCAAGCCCGCTCTCGATATGGTCGCAGACAAGCTCGTGGATGCTCTGAAGGATGAACTTAGCAAGGCGATCAAGAAGGCCGCCAGAAAGGCGAAACGATGATCGAGACCACACTGACCGGCCTCATCAAGGCATTCTGTCCGCAAACCTACCCAGTCGTCGCCCCCAAGGGGAAGAAGGCTCCGTTCGTCACCTACACACGCGTCAGCACTCCCCGCCTGCGATCCTTTGATGGCCCCATGGGCATGGCGATGCCGACGTTTCGCGTGGACGTTTACGCCGCCAACTTTGACGCGGCCAAGGCGCTTGCCACGGCCATCCGGCTCAAGCTGGACGGCTACCGCGATGCTGAAATCAGCGACTGCAACTGCGTCAACGAGCAGGACATGAGCGATCTTACCAGCACTCCAGAACTTAGCAGGATCAACCTGGAGTTCCGCATCACACACTCGGAGTAAGCGGCAAGCATAAGTAATGGCGAACCCCGTTTTATTGGGGTGCCGCCCAATAAAAGGAGAGCCAAATATGGCCACTGGAATTAACACTGCCGGCACAAAGCTGGAAATCAACACGACTGGCACGACCTACCTACAGGTCAAGGGCTTCACCGACTTCTCGGGCCTTGGCGGAGGCTCTGCGGCCGTCATCGACACCACAGACTTCGATAGCGTCGCCAAGGAAAAGTCGATGGGCCTGCCCGACGAGGGCCAGGTATCAGTCAACCTGATCTTCATCTCCAAGGACGCAGGGCAGCTTGCCGTTCGTGCTGCTCGCGGCACCCGCGCCGCCACCAAATTTCGTCTGACGCTGATCGACGGCACCAAGTATGACTTTACCGCTTTCGTGCTGACCTTTGAGCGCACTGGCGGCCAGGATGATGTCGTGAAGGCATCGGCGAACTTGGAAGTCACTGGCGCGGTCCTCGAAACGGCAGCCGTGTAACCACCATGAGCAAGCTGCTGACCCGTGCCGACCTCCTAGCTGCCAAACTGCCCCACGAAGATGTCATCGTTCCTGAATTGGGCGATGGCGTCAGCGTGCGGGTGCAGCAGATGACCGTCAACACTCGTGCGCTCTATCTTGAACGCCTCCGTCTCTACTGGGATGAAATGCACGCCTGGGAAGATGACCAGGAAGCGCCGCCAGCGGAGCGGAAGGGCTTGGCTAAGCCAGCCGATCTCGACCAAGCCGTCTTGCTCATGGTCCATAGCCTCGTCAACGAGGACGGCAGCATGATGTTCAGCGAGGCTGATATGCCGTTGTTCAACACGTTCTCCAGCAACGCCGTAAAGCGCATGTATGAGTCCGCTTTGCAGCTCAACGAGTTCCACCGCTTTACCAACGAAGTCATCAGCACCGAAAAAAAAGGCTGAGAGAAAACGGCGTTCGCCGCTTCCAATTTCGGCTTGCTCTAGCTCTTGGCAAGACACTCAGTGAACTGGAAGCCATGCCATATGACGAGTTCGTTGGATGGCAGGCTTTCTACCTCTTGGAGCCGTGGGGCTGTCACGTCGAAGATCAACGCGTCGCGATGGCTCTCGACATGCAATACTACATCCACAGCAAGCCAAACTCCAAACCACCGATGTGGTTCGATCGCGACCCCAAGAGTCGTATCAAGCCAGACCCGACACCTGAGGAGTTGAGCGAGAAGGTGCGCGACTTCTTCATGGGCAAGACGGTCAAGGCTGCATCTCCCAAGAAGAAGGCCCGCAAACCTCGCAAGGACAAGGGCATCAAGGGGCAGCCGACGAACAGCAACCCTCCCACTAAGTAATAGCAAACAAAGAGCGCGGGAGGCGCCATTATGGCTCAACAAATTGGCTCGCTATATGCGAGCATGTCGCTTGAGAGTGCCAGCTTTATTAGCGGACTAGAACGCGCAACCAGAGCTACCAACCGCGCCAGCAGCGCGATTGAAATGGGGATGAACCGGGCCGCTACGGCGGTCAAGGGCTTCGCCGCCGTCTACATCGCGGACAAGTCTATCGACGGTGCTAAGAAATACCTAGAGATGGCCGACGCTTCCAAGAAGATGGAAGCGCAGATGAAATTGGCTACCGCGCAGTTTGGCAATCAGGGTCAAGCTATGCGCGATGCCAACGGTATTGCGAAGGAGACCCGTAGCGCGGTCGGCGGCATTTTCGACCTCTACGCCAAGTTCATGCCCACCACCAAGGAATTGGGTAAGAGCCAGCTGGATAACGCACGGGCCGTTGAAACCTTCGCCAAGGCCATGAAGGTCAGCAACGCCAGCACTCAGGAACAGCAGTCCGCGACACTCCAAATGGGACAGGCGCTGTCTGGCACCAACATCCAGTGGGAAGAGCTCGGCCAGATCATGGATGCCAGCCCGCGTCTGACGCGCCTGTTCACTGAAAGCCTGGGCGTCACCCGGGGCGAACTCAAGAAGATGGCCGAAGACGGCAAGCTGACCAGTCAGATGCTCTACGACGCGCTGACGAACAAGAAGATGACTGAGCAGATCGATGCGGAGTTCAAGGAACTCCCAAAGACCTGGGACGAGGCTCAAGTGCTGATCGAGAACGGCCTTACGGCCATGATCGGCGCCTTCGATCGCGGCGCGGGCATAAGCGACGGCATCGTGGACGCGATGGGCGAAGGCTCCGACGCAATGGACCTCCTGACCCGTGCGGCAGAGGATGCCGGTATTGAGATCCGCGCGCAATTTGCCGGTCTACATGATGCCTTCTTCCCCATGGGCGAAGGCGCAGCCACGGTATTCGATCTCATCCGCAAGGACGCCGATTACACCCGCGAAACCATTGGCAACATGCTCCGTCTAATCGACAAGGTGCATAACGCCTACGCCTCGATGGATAACTGGGGCACGAAAATCGAGAACGGCACCAAGCGCGTTCTCAATAAGGCAATCGACCGCGCTGGCGGCGGGCAGCACTTCGAAGAAAAGCCCCTGATTGCCGATTGGAACATGGGCGGTGACTACGACAAGGGCTACCAGCGCAGCCGTCGTGATGCGCTTCGCGCCCGCCTCGTTCGCGGCATCAAGACCAACGGCGGCGACAAGTATAAGTCGTTCTCCGGCAAGGGCATGTCCGACGAGCAGTTGATTGCCACGAGCCGCAGTGTGGAATCCGATGTTCGCTCCGGTCGCCTTGCGGTTCGCGGCACTGGACGCAGCACGCTCAAGCCACCCGCCGACAAGGATGCCGACAAGAAGAACAAGTCCGCCTCGCGCGCTGCCGACAAAGCGCAGCGTGATGCCGAGCGTCAGGCAGAAACTGATCGTCGCAACCTAGAGGCTTTCACCGCCGACAAGAATCGCAGCGAGCGCGAGGAACTGGACACGAAGGCCGACCTCGCCACCGTTGGTGCCGAGCGGTTCGAGTTTGAACGCAAGCTGCTCGATCAGGATCGGAAAAGCCGCCTAGATCAAATTAACAAAGACGGCCCCAAGGGCAGCAAGCGATACGACGACAAGCAGGTTGCCGAATTGAAGGCGATCGAGGAGCGCATCGACGCCAACAAGCGCCAGTCGCTCAGCTTCAAGGAGTCCGAGTTTAAGGCGCAGGAGGAGTTGAAGCTAAAGACGGCTTCGCTCGATGACGCGCAGGATCTGGCGCAGCTACAGAGCAACATGGCACGCACGGCCAAGGACCGGCGCGCCGCCGATCTGCGCTTGCTCGACTTGCAAATGCAGCAGGAGAAGCTGGCTCTGGAGGCGATCATCGCATCCCGCGACAGCACAGAAGCCGACAAACAGATTGCCCGCGCTCGCCTTGCCATGCTGCCGCAGTTGCGTGCTGTTCAGGGCAAGCAGGTTGAGAACCAGACCCTGGGTCCTCTGGCCAGCTATCTTGATGCGATCCCCAAGACGGGCAATGAAATCAACGAGGCGTTGCAGGGTGTTGAGGTGCAGGGTCTGGAAAGCCTCAAGTCCGGCTTGATGGACTGCATCAAAGGCGCGGGCGATCTGGGTGATGCGTTCGGCAATATGGCCGATACGGTCGTCGATGGCCTTCTGCAGATTGCGCTCCAGCAGATGCTCATCAAGCCGCTTGGCAATTTGCTGTTTGGTGGCGGCTCAGGCGGCGGGGGCGGCCTGTTTGGCAGCCTGGTCAGCGGCCTTACAGGCTCGATCGCTGGCGGTAAGACCGGCAAGGCCAACGGCGGTATCGGCAATCGAGGCCGCTATCTCGTTGGTGAGCACGGCCCTGAAATTGTCGACATGGGCGGACCTTTCCACGTCACGCCCAACCATAAGCTGGATGCTGTGCGCGGCGGCGACAGGCCTGCCCTCAACATCACCTTTGGCTCAATCACGAGCAACGATCCCGAGACGGTCAAGGCGATGGCTACCGAGGCAATTGTTCAGATGATGCCGATGATTACGAAAACGAGTAGCGATCACACCATGGGCCGATTGGGTCGCCCGCGAATGTAAACGCGGTAGCGCTACCCTCATCGCCATTATATTAGCCGCCTGATGCCCGCCCATACTTTTGCGGACGAGCGATCGCGAGATCCGCCTCCGCTTCCTCGACAGCGATCGTTTGCTAAGAGGTGCACATATTGAGATTCGGCATCTTACCTGCCATAAATCAATAATCGCTGCGGTTAGCCTGAAGCAAGGTAGCGATGGAAGCGCTCGTCGCATCCGCTTGTCGTGGAGCAAAACCATGCCCGAAGTTAACGAACGTGCGTATTACGAACAGCGCGCTAAGACCGCGGCGAGATTAGCTAAAACGTCAGCAGATCCCAAAATCGCAGCTATCCATCGAGGTATGGCTGCCAGCTATCTGGAATTGGTCGAAATGACGCCGGCAACAAGAAAGTTGCGCTGGGTCGATTAGCTTCGCACATCTGCACGACGAGCTTCTCAAATTGCGATATTGTGGATTTTTATCTTTGCGCCCAAGACATGCTTTGCAGGAATGTTATTCCAAATCGGGAGTTTTAAATCAGCGGCCTATTGGATGGTCACTGGATGCCAATTTTATAGTATACCTTGCTCATGATACCGAAGCAATGTTGGGCTATTATCCGCGCGTCATGCAAAGTTTTTTAGGTTTGCCGATTCACCTGAGATCATCAGGCTATGGGAATCGGCTTATCACGGAGAAGGGTTGGATTCCGGTTCCTGATGTCACGCCAATTGGCATCTCATAGGGCTGGCATTTCTATAGGTTACCGCAGTTAAACCTCATTTTGAAAACCGTCTGCCAAGCTAAGTAGTGGATGGCAACATATCCTCTATCCTTTCCTACGAAAGCCGTCGCCCGCGAAAAGCTGCAACTCAACTTCCGCCAAGCAGCTATGGAGAGTCCGCACACCTTTGCCTTTCAGGCGGTAAACACCGCCGCGCAATGGACCCTCGACATCACTTGGCCGCGCATGAGCCAGGCTCAGGCCCAGGTCGTGCAGGGCTGGGTCAACAGCCTCAAGGGTCAGGTCGGCACTTTCCGCTACTCACCCCGCAGTGCCGTCAATACCGCCCTCACAGGACGGTCTCTGGCATCCCCAGCGTATGGGTATGCCGAGACTATCCGCATGACCGGATGGGCGGCTAACAGCACCTCTGGGCTATCGGTGGGGCAATTCTTTAGCTTGGGCGACCAGCTGCTCCAAATCACCGCTGCACCCGCGGCCGCCGATGCCAATGGGCAGGTGCTGGTCGAGTTTCAGCCGATGCTGCGAAGGACGTTCACGATTGGAACGGCAGTCAACTTCGCTACGCCAAGCGGCGTGTTCCGCCTCGCGTCCGCAGAAAGTCCGTCATTTGATCTCGATGTTGATCGACGCCCCACCTTCCCATCCCTGCTGGCCAAGGAGGCAATCTGATGCGCCCCGGCACAGACACCAGCATCCTAGCCGCCCTCGAAGCTGCTGGCATCACAACCTGCATCCTAGGCAGCTTGGAGTTTAAGAGTGAGACGGTGAACGTATGGACCGGGGCCCACCCGCTTACCGTGCAGGGCAGCACCGATACCGTGCTGGACGGCAAGACGTTTGAACCCATGGTTCACGGCGTGGTCCTGAACATCGGAGACAACGCATTCTCCATGTCAGGATCAGAGGCGCTGGATATCAGCCTTGCCATCCCCAGCGCACCTAGCCAGGCCATCGCAGCCGCTACGGTCTATCCCGATGAGTATCAGGGCAGGTTAGCTACGCTCTGGCGTGCAATCATGATCGTGCCGCCCGGTGCAGGCACGCCGCCGACCTGGGCATTCCGTCGCATCCGGTCTGGCTCCATGGATCAGGTCAAGGTCAGCAATGACGGCATCTCGCATACCTTCACACTAAGCATTGAGGGGCATGCCTCGCTGATCAGCAACGCCTCGAACAGCACCTACATGGACCAGAAGCGTTTTGACGCCGCCGATACAAGTCAAGATTATGCGGCATCCTGCGCCAACGGCGATCCCGCGCCGTCCAAGTCTGGCGTCACGGGACTGGCTCGGGCCGGTGAGATCATTCAGCAGCAGCAAGGGACGAATTGGTCGTTTCGCTGATCATGAGTTGATGGATTGGGTGAGAGAACAAGTATTATGCACAGGTCGCCCACCCATCGCGCATCAAGCTAAAACGCAATTATTAAACCGCTTGCGACACTACCGCATTCGCGGTCGGCTTTACGTCAAAAGCCCGCAGCCACCCCAAGTGCAAAATAACGAGGTCCCGCATTTCCCTTAAGTTTGACTTTTGGCGCCAAACTGAAAGCTGCCGTTCCGTAAGGCCGGACCTTTTCAGACGAAAAGCGTGCACCGCCTCCAAGTTCAAATCCGCCGGGAGCAACATACGCCGCCTCCGCCTTGGCATACCAATCGAACCCAACGTTGACACATTTACTGTCAGATGCGAACTGTCCGTTCTGGCTATCTCTGCAACGTGTTTGACCGTTTGAGAATGTGTCCTCGTAGTATCGGTCGTTGTCGCCCTGGTGTATGAAGACGCCGGCGATAGGTCTTATTGCTATAGGTCCGATCTGGGCATTGTAACCAAGGCCAAGCTCTCCGCCCCATTCCCCTTGAGCGCGAGCCCCGAGTGCTTCGACACCAAGGCCTTTGGCTGCTACGCTCCCCACAGGAGCAAGCGCCATTACCGCGCCAAGCACGGCCATCTTAAGAATTTTCATTTTTCCCCCTTGGCTTGACGGCGGTCGCCGGAGCCGCGGGCTAATTCTCTTAGCTTGATCCCGTCGTCAAGTATCTGTTCGCCATAATATGTGAGGCAGATACCCCCTGATCGATCCGTTTTGAATGTTAAAGACGATCGGCACCTTCGTCCCCAGGTCACCCACTAAGTTATTCTAACCTCACGCCTTCCTATCTGCCTCGCTGAGATCATCACTAACGCTAAGTAGTCGATGGAGACACCATCGACACTTTTCCGCGCCCCATATTGGGAAGAGCGCCTCGCCGTATTCCTCGATCGCAAACGCGAAGAGCCCTTCAAGTGGGGTTCGCACGATTGTGCATTATTTGCAGCCGACGCCATCAACGCAATGACCGGCACCGATCCCGGCGAGGCATTCCGCAACACCTATTCTGACCGGGCTGGTTCCGCGCTTGCGCTGCGGGATCACGGCGCTGGCACGCTGCTAAAGACGGTGACGGCGTGGCTGGGCGCTCCCAAGCATCCGGCTTTCGCGCAGCGCGGCGACATCGTGATGAAGGATCGGAACACGCTCGGTGTTTGCGTTGGCCTGCATTCCTGGTTCGTCGGAGAAGAACACGGCCACAACGGCCTAGTCGCGTTGCCCACGGCGCACTGCACCAAGGCTTTCACCCTGCCCTACGCGACAGCGACCTCCAGCATGGGAAGCCGCGCCGATGTCTAAGGTCGTAAAAACGGTCTTGGTTGTAGCGGTTGCAGTAGCCGTCGTTGTCTTTGCTCCACAGATCGCGGCTGTTCTGGCGAGTGTCGCAGGTTCCATTGGCGTCACGCTCACTGCCGCTGCGCTGACCAGCGCGATCGTAGGCATGGGTATTAGCTTGGCTCTGACCGCCGCTGCCACCTTGTTCCGCAAGGTGCCGTCAATGTCGCAAAGCATGGTGGACCGCCTCAACACTAGCGTCGTTCCAACCGCCCCACGTAAGATCGTGTTCGGCACCACTGCTGGCGGCCAGGACGTGCGTTTTTTCGAAGGCGACGTGGACCTGCCGTCTACCAAAAAGGACGGCTACGCTCAGGTTATCGCGCTGGCGTCTCACCGTATCAGCGCCTTCCGTCAGTTCTTCGTTGAGAATGTCCTGATTTGGTCGAACGGCTCGTTCGTGGCGAAGCGCAACGGCTTTGCCCCCAATAATCCCCTGCGAATAGTCACAGAGGGCCGTCCAGGTAACGGGTTTGCAGTTGGGTCCGGTCGCTACTGGAACGCCTCAGCGAGCTTTACAGGGTGCGCCTACTATGTCCCGTTCTGGAAGCTAGACACCGATGTCTGGGAAAGCGGCATTCCTCAGCGCCTATCGGCAATTGTCGATGGTTGCCCGCTTTACGATCCCCGCCGCGACAGCACCCGTGGCGGCGTCGGATCGCATCGCTTCAATGATCAGAACACTTGGGCTTTTACAGACGGCGGCGTCACGATTGGCCGCAATCCGGCGCTGGCCCTGCTTACCTATCTCATCGGCTGGAAGATCAACGGCAAGCTGGTGTGGGGCATGGGCATTCCGGCTAACCGAATTAATTTCGACAACTTCCGCGCCTATGCGAACGTTTGCGAAGAGGGGGTGGCTACCCAACTTGGCGGCACCGTTCAGCGCTACACGGTCGATGCAATTTACAGCACCAGTGACAGCCACGACACCGTAATCAACTCGATCACGGCGGCGATGGGTTCTTGCAAGCTGACCGACCGTGGCGGCACCTACTGCCTCGTCGGCGGCTATGACGACACCGCCGGTCCAAAGGTTGATTTTACCGCAGATGATTTGGTCGCGCCGGCCAACGGCAGCAGCCCCTACGTTTGGAACCCCGCACCTGCTTCGCGGGAGCGTTACAACATCGTTCGCGGTCGTTTTGCCAATCCAGAGGAACTCTACCAGCTAACAGACTGGGGCGATCCCATTGAGCAGCCCGCGCTGGCCGATGGCGTTCCCAGGACGCTGACGCTCGACCTGGGAGCGGTGTCTCGTGCGGAAACCTGCCAGCGCATCGCGAAGCAGTTTTTGCTTCGTGAGTATCTGACCCCCGGTATGTTTAGTGCCACGTTTGGCCCCAAGGCGTTCGCCGTTGAAGTTGGCTCGGTCATTACGCTTTCGCTGCCCAGCGAGGGTTGGAACGCCAAGCTGTTCAGGGTCATGGAACAAGCCGAAACGCACGACCTCTTTTTTCAAATGACGCTCCGCGAGGAAGATCCAGCAATTTACGCATGGGATCGCGAGGAGAAGCCCCTCCCCGCGTCGATCCGCCCTCAGGGCTATGACGCCACGACTGCAATCAGCCCTGCCAATCTGCTGCTTACAACCAGTAGCTATGCCGGTGCCAACGGCGTGAACGTGTCCGAAGTGCATGTTTACTGGTCGTCCGAACTAAGCGGTCGCGTCAACGGTATCCAGATCCAAAGCCGACCAGCGGGCGCTCAAAGCTGGACAGCACAAGCCGAGCTATTCGACCCCAAGGCGGGCAGCTTTACATTCACCTCAAACGCCCCCGGCATTACGATCGAGGTCCAGGCCCGATTCCGCATGATGAGCGCCGTATACTCTCCTTGGGTAAGCGCCAGCGTTGCCACCGCGGAAGTGATCCCCGTTACCGACTGGGAAAACGTCACTGACAGCACGGGTGCCCGCCCCGCCGACTACGCCACCGTTGGCGCACCCACGGGCACCTACGTTGGTGATCGTCCAGTCACGCAGGTAATCAGCGACATCGACAAGGCTCTCGGTGGATCGGACGCCGCCGCCAAGGCAGCAGCGGACGCCAAAGCGAGCATTGCTCTCAACACTGACAGCATCGTCAAAGGCGCGCTGAGGCAGGAAGATTACCAGGCAGTCCTCGATGCCCGCACAACTCTGAATGGTCAGCCCATCGGCACGGTGCTTACCGACCTGAAAACGCAAACGACTGAAAACAACACGGCACTGGCGACCACACTGGCTCTGATCGGCGCGAAGAACGGCGACGGCAGCGCGTTCGTTCTCAATCTCGACGCCGCCAAGGTAACCCCTACGCAATCGCTGGCAGAGAAGTTCACCGCCATCGATGCAACGTCGGGCGGCAATACGGCGAGCATCAAAACGCTAAACGAGGTTGTCGTTGGTGCATCCGGTGGCACCGCAAGAGCAGTCTTGAACCTCGACGTAAACGGCTTCGTGAGCGGCACCGTCGCGACCAACAACGGCACGAGTTCAGATTTCACCGTCATCGCTACCAACTTCAAAGTTGTCAGCGATGTAAATGGGACGGCTGTGATCCCGTTCGCCGTGCAGGGCGATAAGGCTTACCTTAAGAACGTTATCGCCGAAAACATCACCTACGGCTCGCTGACGCCAATGTTCGGCAACGAGTATAACTCGCTGACGGCCAATGGTGGTTATCAGAAATTCCCCGGTGGCTTCATCATGCAATGGGGTCGCTATCGAGCAGCCATCAATAGCGAGTCCACGGTCTCGATCACGTTTCCGATTCCGTTCACGCAGTTTGTCGCCTCGGTCAACGCGACGCCGTATCTCGCCTCGTTTAGCCATTTGCGCGACTTGTGGCTGCAAAACGTGGGCGCGCCATCGCTTACTGGCACCACCTTTGCCACGCAGGCCGCGCGTAGTGACGCGCAGGCTTTGGATGGCTTCGACTGGATGGCGTTCGGGCGCTGATTCCTACCCCAACGAGAAGCGATACCCATTGAGGTCGCCGGGAGAACAAGATGAGTTTTACTAACGAAGAGATTGCAAACCAACTCGCGGACTACCTCGCTCGCCAGGGCGTCGTTGTTCAACAGCTTCAAGCGTGGTTTGGTGGAGCAGCCAACGGCGGCACTGCTGGTGACGGCAAGTTTCCGATCACAAACAATGCGGGTCAGACCGTCAACGTCCCCAGCCCTGCCCGCGCGGTCTATGATGCAAGCCAGCTCAAGAATATCAACTTATCAGGCGTTGGCCCCCATACCCTGACACTGGCGCAGGCCGGTAATCGCATTCGCATTTCCACGGGCACATCGACTGCGCTGACTGAGGTTCGCCTTCCCTCTGCCCCCGAAGGCACGATCTGGTTTTGGCGGCAGACTGGCTCCGGCCCCCTGCGTTTCATCATGCCCAGCGGTGCGACGCTCTATAATCGTCAGGGCCATAACGGCAGCGCGGGTCAATATGCGGGCGGCTCTATCGGTTTTGAAACTACCAGCACCGTCTTTCTCGACGGCGATACGGCGGCAGTCTGATGAGCCACGTTGGATACGCCACCGTCGCTGGGATGCCCAACTACGCTCCCAAGATTCCCCGCTTCTATGTGACACCGAACGGCGCTGGCGCGAAGAACGGCTCGAGTTGGTCTAACGCAGCGGCTGGCCTTGGCGCGGTCAATGGCCTGATCGCCAGAGCAGCAGCGATGAACCCAGCGGGTGAAGTCTGGGTTCGGGCCGATCTTGGACCCTATGAGGTCAGGGCTACGACATTCACGCTGGATAAGGGCGGCGTGTCGGCGGATCGTGAGGTTCGCATTCGTGGTGTAGATGCCAGCGGTAATCCCATGAAGGCAGAGGTGCTGGGAACGCGCGTCGAGCCATGGACCATCAATAACCCCGGCAGTTCGGCAGAGGTTTTCCGGCTCAACTCCGGTGCCAACTACCTCTATTTCAGCGACTTCCACGCCCACAATACCGGCAATGGATTCGTCCGCGTTCGTATGCCGATCAAGGGCCTGAGGATCACGGACTGCACGGGACGCAACATCAGCCGCTTCTTGGAAAACAATCTTGGCGGCGGCGCCACGCACGCATCGATCGCAGAATACCTCGTTCTCCAGCGCATCACGGTCCGGGGTTACGCAGATGCCTTTGCGCGCATCGCATACGCGACAGAAAACATCCTGTGCGAAGACCTCTACGGCGACAGTGAGCGGCAGGACAAATCCGCCTTCGCCATCGGTATCGGCCTTCGCGACACCGCAGGCCCAGCGATGTTTCGACGCTGCACGATGAAGAACCACATCGACACGTCCAAGGCATACCAGAACGGCGATGGCTTCTCCGGTGAAGCGCAAAACCACAATGTGACGTTCGAGGATTGTATCGCGGCGAATAACACGGACGGCGGCTGGGATTTTAAGGGCGACAACATCCGCCTCATCCGCTGTCAGGCGCTTGGCAATCACCGCAATTACCGCATGTGGGGCATTAGCTACCTCGTGGACTGCATTGGCACGGGGCCGATGGATAACGCGGGAGCCAACCCCTACAGCCGGTGTCAGGTCGGCTCCTATGGCGGCGTCTGCTACGTTATCGGCGGGCGCTACACTGGCAATAACGGTTACAGCTACACCTGTTTCAGCGCCGAGGCTGGCGGCACGATCGCGTATTCGCGGGCAACCGTCACCAGCGATTACGCGAACTTCAAGGGCGAGGAGAGCGCCAACGATGGAAAGCACGCGGGCCGCGTAGAGTTGATGACCACGACCACCGCGAAGCCGGTTCTGAATGTGCCGACGACCTACAGCTTTCCGGAAAATCTCAAGGCCGTCATCCCCATCACGGCCAATATGCCGGGTGCGCTTGCGACGCTCACCGGGCCATACACCGGCCAGTTCGGACGCAATGGCTATTGGCTGTCGTTGAAGGCGCAGGATTACGAAGCCGCGACGCCCAAGACGATGCAGCAGCCCATCCGCTTCTACGGCATCAATCAGCAATTCACCGACGCAGTGATCACCGTAAACATCACGGACGTCCAGGACGATCCCATGGACGCCGCGACCCTATTTGGTCCTGGCGGTGCCACGGACGGCGGCTGGTGGGATTGCAGTGTCGCAGGAACGGCTTGGATCGACATCGATGGCACTGTCCCCGCGGTCGATGGCAGCTTTGTTGCCCGCCTCGACGACATCAGCGGCAAGGGACGGCACATGCTGCAACCCGACGTTACCAAGCAGGCGGTGTTCCGAGACGACGGCACAAACCAATGGCTAGAGGTCGAAAAGGGCGATTGGTATGCGGCAGGCAGTGCGGGCGACTACCGCTTCCCAGACATCAGCATGTATACAACCATCCGCCGTGCCACGGATACAACGACAAGACCCCTTTGGGGCATCCCTAGAAGCTTGAACGCCAGCACTTCGGACAACTTTGCGGTCGGCATGTGGACCAACGGCGGTGCGAGTTTGCGTGTTCGTGTCGGTGGATCGAGCGTGTTCTGTTCCGCCAACTCGGCGGTAACGAACAGAGACATCTCAATCTCGTTTCAGCACAACCCCGGCCTCGCGCATACCAACGACGTCCAGATGCTGAACCGTGAACCTGATCCCGGTTCGGCCAACTTCTCGGCTGGTATCGGGGGCGTCATGCGCTTCTTCACGGATGGTAGCTTTGCACCCGGATACACGGGCCGGTTCTATGCCGCAGTCTGCACAAACCGCACCGATCCCGAAGACATCCGGTTCCGCGTTCATCGCCAGCTGGCGCAGCAGATCGGGGTCAAGTTCGCTGCATAAGTAGCTGACAATAATAAGAGGGAGCAAACCCCGTGACCGATACGAAAGCGGATGACACCACTGCCCAAGCGGAGGTTCTGACCCAAGTCGCTTCGACTACGCCGGAGCCATCAATCGGCGAAAAGACATTAAAGGCAGTTGGCAAAGTCTGGACTGCCATTTCAGCTGATATGAGGCTTCGTGCTCTCCTCGGCGGCAGTATCACCGCTGGCTTTGCTTTCCTCGGGATGCACGTCGACGGCGAGACCGCCTTGTCGATGATCGCTGCGGGTATGCTCCTTGCGGGTATTGGTCCGCACTCGAAAACCGGCAACGAGTAAGATGCCAAACAGCACCCCACCTAATCCGTCGCTCATGGAGATTATGCAGGCTATGCAGCTGATGCAGTCGCCTCCCCCCGCCCTAGCACAGGCTCCGGCGAGGGACGATGATCGAGGGGTAACGAAGCTAATTGTCGGCGCAATCGTTGTTCTCATCGGGGTGATTATGCTGGGTGTGTTTGGCTGGGTAGGGTCGAGCGTCAACAGCTTGAACACGACCGTGACGAAGATGTCCGCGAACGTCGACCAGCTTCAAAAAAGCATCGCCGATCTCCAGCAAACGCAGGGCACCGCGACCCAGCAGCTTGCCGACATTCGAACCACGAATGCAAAACAGGATGCGGAGCAGCTGGCGATCAAGGAAGACCTGAACCGCATGAAGGAGCGTATCCGTATTGTGGAAGGTCAGCCGCCCCTTAGAGGATCAACGGGTGGCATGTGACCCGAGAGCAAGCGCAGATCATATTGATGAAGGCATTCTTAGCAACGGGTGAACTGCCCGATGACATTCAAAGCCTGCTCATTCTGCTTATTCGCGCCGCCGAACCCAAGGAGCTAGCTTAGCTCATTATCATCGAAGCGTTTTTGAGCATTTGTCTAGCATCGCTAAGGCATTGGGCAGCCCTTCGATCAGGAAGGACGTCGACTTAATATCGCCTCGCGTAAAGACGATGCTGCCGGCTCCGTTCGACTTGGCAGCGAGTTCGGCAAACGGCACCGTCGTCATAACCTCAACGTGTCCTTCGGCTGGCATAGCCTGAACGCGCTGACCCAACCAACCGTCATCCCAGTGGAAGCCCTTGGTAAAGTAGATGTCAAATTTCTGTTCAGGCTGATCTATCTTGAAATCACCAAAATAGCTCGAGCCGTATTCGGTAGCGTTGAGAAACAAGGAAGCAGCGTCATCTTTCGCCTTAAGAATGACGACTTTTTTAGACCAGTCAGTCTTTTTCTCTGCACGACATGACAATCCGGATTGGGATATCGTCCAACCCTGGACCTGCGTCCTAAGGAAAATGTCCGGCGCTGCCAGCATCATCGCGACCGCAACAAACATATCTGCCCCCCCCACTGATTGTTATGGGAGGATAAAGGTGTTTGCGAAGGGGCGCTATAGGCGCAGCGACCCTTAGCACAGCCAAAGTTACCCGCTTAGGGTCGCGCAGGGCTGCTCCGGTCGTCCGCACACCAGCGGAGCCCTGAGATTAGATAGCGGCTTATGGGGCTCGTCAGTGGACGATTGCCGTGATGACGGGTGGAAATGGCCGCCGTTCATGGTTGGTTTCTTACTCGAGACAGGGGACAATAGGTTATGCCCATGCCTAAACCCCAAACCCGCGCACCGGCCAGTCAGTCCGCAGAGGTGGAAACTGTGAGGCTTTTCACGGCTTCCGGCCATCCCTGGATGGGTTTGGCGGCTCTGGCAATGTGGCGACTTCGTTGGCCATCAGCGCTCATTACAGTGTTGGTCTATGCAAAGCACGCCGTGTTCTGAACGACCGCTTCCTCCAGATCCGACGATTACGCCAAGGGAACGATTAATCAGGGCCTTTGCTTTGCAGCTTCCTCAACCTGACGACGGGCAGACATGCGCGCGCGACGCTCCTCAGTCCACGGTGTCTTCGGAACTCCCTTGCAACCTTCGCTGATGTTGGCTCTGTGGTCATCTTCTAACCTGCGCCCGATCAGGCTCTTGCTGATGTTAGCGCAATGACCCGGCCGAAGTTTATCGCCAGCTTGGGGCAAGTTCACGGTAGCACTCTTATTGCGCGAGCAGATAAGCGCGGTGTCGACAGACCACACATTCGACGAGCAGGCAGCATAGCTCTTCCATGTAGCGACGTAGGCAAAAATGTTATCAACAGCTTGCATGTAGCGCAGACGTTTCGTGTCAATTGAATTCTGAAGGCTTCGCAGCTGGCGCTTACTGAACAGCCCGAGGAACTGTTCGAGCGTTAGTTCAACGATCACCCCCTGATCGCGTTTATTCGCGGCAGTCGTTTCATACCAGGAACGCAGATACCCCAAAAGTGCAGGGCTTAGCTGGTCAGATGTCATTGTCGTGCTCCGAATAGAAAGAACCCCCGGAGAGCACGACCAATCCGGGGGTTCCGCATTATCCCCACTTGCAATGGGAAACTGAAACTTTTTGGGCGCTATAACGTCGTGCTCGTTGCTCCGATCTATTTAGAGGGTCTGCAACGCAGTTAAGTGTCGCTATATGTTTAACATGCACTCTGACGGCCCGCCGTGTCTATATTCGCGGGACTCTCTCTATATATAAACCGCGGATCGGCGACGACATAATTGGCGAACCAATAGAGTAGATATATTACTCTGAAGAGTAATATAGCCACCCCATTGATCCTCCATTTACATCATCACCAATCCACGACGCTGCGCTGTTTCGCGCGCTCTTCGCACCTCCGGTGGCTCAGATCGGCTCAACCACTAGCGTCTTGTTTCTCAGGTAGTCGTCCTGGCTTACGCCAGATTTATCGTCTGCGACGCTATCGCTCCGCTCGTCCCCAGGAGGTGTAAAGGAAAGGATGGCTGCGCCGAGGAAAACGAGCGCATGGAAAAGGCTGTAGGACAGATTGCCACGAATGCTATCCGGCAAAGCCCTACGGCCCTCCCTCAGGGCCTTTCACTGGCATGGGGACAAGCGGTAACCCCCAAGCCTATTGCCCCTGCTCTAGGGCGTATGCCTTGGCTCCGGCGAACGCTGCGCGGGACATCTGCAAATGTCCCAGCGGGTCATGGGGATACTCATGAAACGACGCCAGTGCCTCATAGGCCGCGATAATATGCGGCGGTGCCAAGTCATCCTTCCACCCGCGCGGCAACTCCATGACGGAGTTTGCCTCATCGATGCCGCGCAACAGGGCTTCCGTGTTGTGATGCACAGTCAGGATGTTGCCGAGGCTGTCGGTCCCATTCTGCCGCGAGGGCGATGGATCAATAAAGTCGCATATGCGGAGCCGATCCGCCAACGCGCTGACGCGAAGAGGAAAAGGCGTCCGGTCTTCGCCGTTGTCATGAAGCGACGGCGGCTTGAACTCCGTCATACTGAACTCGGACTTGTTCAAGCGCGGATGCCCATACGCGAAGCCATAAACGGCAAGCAGGGATGGCGATGCGGTATCGTAGGTGATGAGAAAGGTATCGTCCTCCAGCAATATTCTCATGCTCCGCTGGATCGCGCTTAGCATGACAGCCTGGACGAGCGTGCTGTTGCCGAGAACGTGGACGCGGTTGCGCTCAGGCGTCAGCAGTTTTGCAGCGCGGAGATCGAGCAGCACTTCGACTAGGTGTAGATAGTTTGTTCGCATGGTGCCGCCAAAAGACCAGCCCTCCATCGGCACGGTTTTCGCCGCCGCCAGCCATGCCATCGCCTCTGCTCGATCGCGGCCCTGCAAGACTGCAAGGAACCGCGTATTGGCTCGACGATGTGCCAGCCAGTAACGGGCATTACCAAGCGTCTGATCGAGGCACGCATCAAAGGTCGGAAACCTAGGATTGTAGCCGATCGCCAAGGTGGGAATATCAAGCGCGATACTTTCGTCACCGTTCTCTTCCGCAAAGCGAAGCGACCAGCGTTGGCTAGCCTCACCCCTCCACTTCTGGCCTGTCTTGTCACGAGCATACTGATAGCCGCCGCTGTCCGTCAGGATCGTGCTGCCGGGACGGCGCGTGAAAACGCCAGGCGCGAGCCGTTCGTTACCGACGCCAACGCCTGCACCGGGGCTGTAAAGCGCCATATTGTAGGTGAAGAGCGGACTACCGCTGTCCATGAAGTCGAGGTCTGCAAAGCCGCCCAGTGCGTCTGGCAACCGCCCGGTGCGAAAGGGTGCGCGGTGCAGGTTGGATTGACCGGCACAGAGATAGCGAGCGCGGTTCGCGGACCGCGCGATGTAATCGTTCGTCATGATGATTTCCCCGATGGACGGGCTATCTAAAATCTAGATAGCCCGTGGGTTGGATCAGGCCGCAACAGCAGCGGCGTCAGGGCGGGCGATCCGGTCGAGCATGGCTCGCTCCCGGACCTGTGCCTTCGGGTCCTTCTCCTTACGCAAAAGCTGAACGAAGACCCGATACGTCGCGGATGCCGTGTAGGCTTCGATACGGAGCAAGCCCCGAGGATCGACTGACCAGATGATCGCGTCGTTTAGTGGCAGCGCGAGCAAGCCGTTCACCGCACGTAGGAAGTCGGCCTTGGCGACGCGAACGGTTTCCGCACCTGACGTATCGATAATCGGGACCGTCGCTGTCTTGGCGCTGCCTAGCTGAAACCCAAGCCCCTTGGCGTCGATGGTTATGCTGACGGCGTGATCATCGCGGGCCTTAATCACGTGAGCAAGAAAGCGCTCGTTAAAGGCCTTTCGTCCCGCAGCATCGATTGTCGCGGATGCCGTCGCCTTAAAGGCTTTGACCCTCCAGGTATGCAGGCCGCCCATTCGATTGATCGTCTTCACGATCAACTGGCCATCAACCTTATTTTCGCCTCGCTCAAAAGAGACGCGCACCTCCGGACCGTTCTTGCTCTCGGCATCAGCCACGGTAACGCCGGTATAGCCCGCAGCGGTCGAAGTTGGCTCCAGTCGTGACAGCATGTTCTTGCGCGTCACCGTGTCGATGAAGCCCTCGCCAGCCAGGTAGCGAGCAAGCTTCTCGTCACTAGGCTCCACCTCTACGACGATTGTGTCTTCGACCCTCGATACCGCGATGCTGAACACCCCACCACGAACACAAACGATGTGGTTTGCGGGCAGCATTTCAGTCGTCGCGCTGACCTGCTCACCTGGACGCAATGGCCGCTTGGGAACGTCCGACATCACGTCAGGAACGATGCGCGAGGCCGTCAGCAACAATTCTCTGAACAGCACAACGCGCGATGGCGTGTTGGTCATGGGATCAGGCGCACGATCGGAAAGCGAGGCAATGAAATCTGCGCTCGCATCGAGCGGGACCATCCGCAGCTTACCGCCCTCGCCACGAGCAACAAACAAGCGGATGCCTGTCGCAAGACCCGGGTTGTCGACCTCGACCGCATTAGAGTTCGCGATCATGGCGTCGATGGCGGTCCTGATCTTCTTATCATCCCGCACTGGCTCGACCTCGACCGGATTTGCCGCACGGAATTCGCGATGGATGCCGTCCAGCCCACCCTTCCATGCGAACCACGTGACGAATTCGTCGTCGGTCATGTCTTCGATAGCAGACGCGAAATGATTGAGGCTTTCCAGCGCGCGGCGAAGATCGCTGATGCGATTGTTCTGGTCGGCCTTGTCCGATTTGGTGACGGTGCGAAGAACATCCAATTGCAAGATTCCCATTGCGGCAATCTGATATTCGCGGTCGATGCCGGTTAGGCGCAAGCCATCGACCTTGTAGTCCATGACCTTCTCAACGTGGTAGGCAAGCGCGGCGGGCGAAACGCTGGCGACGAACCGGTGACGGTTGCGATAAGCCAAAGCGCGGCTGCGCTGGTAGGCGGTGCCCTGGGTATGAACCGCGCCCTCATCCTGCTGCGCGTCATGAAGCTCAACAAGCTGGTCGGCGGTCAGGGTGCTGGGAACAGTGGCAATTGGAGCGAAGCTCTCGTCGGTGAGCACGTTGTCGTTATTGATCGTCATTTCGTTCAATTCCTTCTTTTTCGGGGAGGCGTTGGTGCGTCCCGGTGAGGAATTGATAGGTCGAGGTTATCCGGATATGTGATTATCCAGATAGGTATGCTGAGATCGAGATAACCTTTGGAGATCACCGCCGCATCGAAACCCCGCTTGCTTCGCCGTGGCAGCGCATGGGCGAAGGCACCGGACGCCGCGTATGCTTTGCTTTGGTTTGAGTATCTGAAGATCAGCCCCAGCTACGAACTGGCCCGACGATATCGCACGGGAGCATGGACGGCCGCTGATCAAGCGCGCAGGCCAGAGGATTTCGACAGCGTTCTAGCAGTCTATGACGACCTAGGCGACGTTCGCTCGCTGCTATTCAAGGAATGGTGGCTAAAAACCGGGATCGACTATTTTGGTTATCAGGGCACGACGCCGCGCGTTGCCAGCGTGGGCTCCCTCCAACACACCGCTCTGGATCAGAACGACAAGCTCGTCACCAACTTCAAAGCCTACGCCGATGGGCCGTGGCAAGAACAGGGCAAGCCTACGGCGATGGTTGTAGCTATACCAGTTGGGCTAACCAGAGCTCAAATCGCTCAGCAAGTCGCAGCGCTGATGGCTGAGCAATCCGGGGCTCACCCTGGCCCCGGAAGTAATCCGCCAAAATACATTTTGGCCAGCCGCAAATTAGATAGCAAGAGCCTCTTCAAATACCTCATGTGCGTTTGGGTGAAAGCGAAATCGACTAAGATGTCACTGTGGCGGATAGGCGTTTATGCCAAGGTAAGTTCGACCTACAGCGCCAGACTGGATGCTAAAGCGAAATTGGTGCCTCACGAGCAATTCGAGGATCGCAACGCTCTCAAAATCGTAACTAGCCGGGCTATTTCACGTGGACTATTAATTGCCGAGAATGCCGCGCGCGGACATTTTCCAACATATGCCAAAAGCACTCAGGCAATTCCTCCCGATTGGGGTGACCTGAACATCGCCGTCGGACGCCGGATCGAATTGGACAAGAAACGTTGAGTCTTGTTCGCTGGTCTCAGGCGAGCAACCATAATCTTTTATAGCAGCAGTTTACCGGCTTTCTGACCCGATAAGTATCTTTGTAATCCACAAAGATCGGGTGAGGAGAATGAGCCTACAAAGAGACTTTCACGCTGAACGCTGCGCGCTACGCCATGCGATTGACAGGTGCTACAACAACAAACACCCCCACTATGGCAACTACGGTGGCCGAGGTATCGAGGTCTGTCAGGAATGGCGCGACCTTATCAGGGGCTTCACAAGGTTCTTTATTCACATCGGGCCAAGGCCCTCACCCGACCACAGCCTCGATCGCATCAACAACGACGGCAATTATGAGCCGGGCAACGTTCGTTGGGCGACGCGATCAGAACAGCAGAACAACCGCCGCCCCAAGCCAAGGGCTGATCTGCGAGACTATGGATGGGGGGTTGCCAAGCCAAAAGCCCTCTCCTGCCGCGGCGGTCGCAGCCCGCTCCTAAACCTGAACGGCAAATGCCAGACGGTCGTGGATTGGGCCAAAGAGCTCGACCTCAAAGCAGCCACCATCCGCCAGCGGATCGACCGTGGCTGGCCCATGGAGAAGGTGCTTGACGGGCGCCTTTACAATCCGGCCGGCGGCCTCCGCACAGACCAATAACCCGAAGGAGAATACTCCCGTGGAATACCCATCAAGCCCCGAATACCAGCACGACACCAACAACCCTATCCACATGATCCTCGCGCACCTGACTGCTCGATTAAACGAGCAGTCACAGACAATCGCCGAAATAAGAACCGATCTTGGGACCGTCAAAGTCCGCCTGGATGAGGCGCAGCATATGACCAGTGACGAGTATGGCGCGCAGGTCGTTCAACAGATTATGGCGGCGATGCCCACTATCCAGCAGCAGGCATTGAAGGCCGCCAAGCGAGGTGGCCGCCGATGAAAGACACCACGAAAAGCCTTAGGGAAGCGACCCAACATGCATTGGATGCCCTCGAAAGATTACAACTTGCACTTGCCGAACAGCAGGCGGAAATCACTCGGTTGAAGGCCACGGCTTCGAGACCAGCGCTCTTTCACCTTTTAAAACGCCCCCTCTGGTGATGCCATGATCACGATTCCTTATGGCCATAGCGATAAGGTGAGCCACAATCCGACCTGCATAAGTAATGGATGCAGGATCAAGTCACCGGAAACATCACGCTCGACAGGGCAGATACCTTCGTCCTGGAGTTCGACTACCAGGACGAGGGCGGTTCCCTCGTCAATCTAAGCCACACGGATATGATGTTGCACGTCGGCAGCGACAACGGCGATGTCCTCTTCTCTCTCCCGCCAACTCGGGACCCACTCGATCCGTTCGTCGTAAAGTTCGTTTTTACGGCCGCCCATGCAAATCTGCTCGGCAAAAAGGAATACGACTGGATCATCCGTGAGGTAGTCGATGGCGTTCCCGATGTTCTTGCGTCGGGGGCCACAATCTCCGCCGTAGGGTTTGCCATTCCCCCATCGGTGCACCCCTGATGAGCAGCATCACCATCCAGAAGTTGCAGCACCGGCTGAGCGTCCAGAAGGGCGCACCAACAATGCTCCGTGTCACCACGCGGACCGTCAATACAATGACGGCCAAAGCCACCGGCGTTCGCGGTCCCAAAGGCGAGCGCGGCGATAGCATTCAAGGCTTGCCTGGCCCCGCAGGGCCTCGCGGTGAAAAAGGCGACAGTGCCGACCCGGCGACGCTGACCGCTCTAGCAAGCCGCGTCGACGCCTTAACGGCGTCCGTTACTGATATGCGTAACCTCGCGCCCGAGACCCTGAATGCATTCTCCGAAGTAGCCAGCGCACTCAACAATGATCCGCAATTCGCTCAGACGATGACCACTGCGCTAGGCAATCGCGTTCGCTTCGACGCCGCGCAAGCCCTCACCAGCACGCAGCGAAACGTCGTTCGGTCGAATATTGACGCTGCATCGGTAGCGGATCTCACAGGCAAGCTGCCCAAGGAAAGTTACGTCCGCAGCCTTCAGATCGTGGTCAGCGGCAAGCCAAGCGCCAACGCTCTCATTGGCGGCGGCGTCACTCCGCAAAGCGGCACCATGGACGTCACGGCCAGCATGTTTGGCGTTGATGTAGCGCCCACGGCGGACGCTATCTTCTCCCTCAAGATCAATGGCACGCAACGCGGCACGGTTACTTTTCCAGCTGGACAGACGGCTGGCGTTCTTGCGCTGACGGGAACCACGCTTGTCGTTGGCGACCGGATCGCGTTCTACGCAGGCGCAGCAGATGCGACGTTGGCTGGTCTCATTGGATCGCTGGTGGTTCGTCTATGACGACCATCGTTGAGTTTCTGAAACTCGGCA